CATCCTTGCTTTGAATTGGTACCGGATCTCATTGAGAATTGCAAGAGTTTCAACATCCAGGTAACTGACATCAGAGATTCCGAGAGAGTTCGTCTGGTATGTTGTAATTGATCTTTCAATCAGAACCTTTCCATTCACGTCAACAATAAAAGTTGCAATCCCATCATACAAAAGATTATTTCTTTCTGTTTGCGTGAATCTGTTTGTTGATGGAGGAGCAAGGACTCCTTTCAACTCAAGGTACTGGAGAGGACGACCAGGATCGTCATTGAGTTTTTCAGCAGCCTGTGCTCCGTATGCTGCTGACCATTCTGCCGGATCTGTTGGAGAATCGTACATTCCCATCAGACAAACATGAGGAGAGTTTCTTGAATTTCCTAGTGTAGTGCAAGAGGCAAGCGTCCCTCTGACAACTGCAAATCCCTGTCCCTGTTTGTCTTTCATGGCAGTGAATCTGTCAGCAAGTTCTGTTTCAAGTTCTGTCAGATTTGAGGAATCGATATAAGGTGAAACTATGTATTGAAAAGTTTCATTTTCAATTACTGGCCAAGCATCACCAAGATCCGGATCTCCTGTTCCTCCTGCAAATCCAGAGACAAGAACAGAATCTCCAAAAAAAGTTGGTAAGGACTGACCATCATAATAATTCACCCTGACATCAAGATAATTTCCAGTCGTTCCAGAATGAAGAGCAGAAAGGACAAGGACTCCAGATGCTGCAACTCTGGAGGCTGTAACAGGGAATGTTTTTGCTTCTGAAATGTAAGTCTTTAATCCAGAAGCAATGTCAACCATGCTCCATCCTGAAGTCAGATTCAAATAAGCCTTTTGTCCATTAATCAACAGATACAGATACTGATTCCCTGACGAGCAAGAGAACCCTGCATGACTTAATGCCATGGAGAAATGAATCCTTGCTGATGCTTGAGCAGTTCCTCCGGAGAGTGCAACCGCATATACATCTGTGTTTGGATTATTCTTTTTAAATGTTTTGCACATCCTTGCAAGAGGAGAGTTTGCTCCAAAATAATTATCACCAATCTGCTCTGTTACTATATTGTAGATTGTTTCAATAGGAACCTCTCCTGTTGAGATCTTCTGACCAAGGATTAAAACCTTGTGAGGGTTTGGAAATAATCCTTTCAATGCTCTTGAGTTGTCAACTTCGGCAAACACTCCTGGTGTCCTCAAAGTTGACGGAATGTTGTTAAAACTTATGCTCATTTTTTACCTCCCTTTAAATTGTAAACCTCTCCAACAGAAACATCAACATCTTTTTCCTTTCCCTTTTTAAGAGAGGGAAGAGATATGATCACAGATCCATCTTTCACTCTTCTTTTCCAAAAAGTCCCTTCTGTCCCTGACCAGTCTTTCCATTCTCCTTCAACAGACAAAGGAACTTTGCTAATTGGATCTCTGACAAGGATCTTTTCATCTTTTGGTTTTAAAAACATAGCCTCTTTCATTTCTTTCTCCTTTAAAGTTTATTTACATTCCATCCTGAACCAAACATCTTCCCAAACGATCCAAAAGAAGGATTGTTGCCAAAGTTGACGATCCAGTTAGGATAATTTGTATTTGGTAAGTTACCTTTGTATGGAAGATCGACCGACGGAGCAATTAAAATTGCAGCCCTGATTTCATCAAAGTCAACAGGGACTTCCTCATCATCCACATCAGTTTCAAGTATGCCATAAATACCAGATTCACAAAGAGACATCCTGCTCTCGTATTCAAATTCAAATTGATACCAGAGATATGCTCTTGTCATGTCAAGGAGTCTCCCTCCTCTATAATAAATCAAACTTTCTGCTTCCTGTAATTGGATCCCGGCAAAGACTCCGAAAAGTTCATTCCTGATGTCATGTATTTTATCGTATGCTTTGTGTCCAAGTTTCTCCTTCATATCTGAATCAGTCTGGAGAGCAATCACCACAGCAAATCTTTCAATCAATTTCTGGTCAACGATTGAGTCATAGCCATTCCCTTCAGCAGATTCAGAAACTGGAATTATAAATGCCATGTTCTTTGTCAGAGTATTCATCATAGCAACTTCAAGTTCTGCTGCTCCTCCAACAAGAGTCCCGAAAGAGGTGTTTTTCTTTCTCATTCTCAAAACCAAATTACCAATTCTCATACTTCACTCTCAATCCTTCTTTTAATTCTATCAAAAAGAGTTTCACCAATTTCATTCTGGACAGGCCCCCAAACAGGACGTGGTTTGAAACCTGGATGCTTAACTTGCTTCCCATAAAACTGAAATGTATCAGAAAGAACCTTTCTTGTTTTTATTTTTATTGTATGAGGCCTTGTTCCATCTTCCAGATAAACAGCATAAATTGTACCGATTGTCCCGACAAAAAATTCGTGGAACTGCTTATTACTTTCAATTGTGATTGAAGCAATTAAGTTTCCTGAATCGATTGCAGGAGGATGTCCCTCTTTTGAAGGATAGTGAGATCTGCCTGACTTCTGCCTTTGTGCAGGTTTGGTAGTATCTTTCACTGTGTCTCTCATTCTCTTTATAACTTCATTCCTGGTTTCGTTGCAGATCTTCAACAACTCATGGTCCACAGAATCCCACATTTTGACAGGAAACTTTTTCATGAATTCAATGACATCCTTTCCTCCAACAACTTGCATCTCAACCATTGTTCCACCCTGTTCCCTTCTCTTCAATTTCAACACATTTTATTTTAACATATTCCTTATTTGATTCATCAACAACAACTCTTTTTATCTGGAGCAACTTTCCTCTTTTTCCAGATCCTCCAAGTTCCCAAAAAACAAAATAGTCTGACTTGATAGGATTGAAGTCAAGGATTGATTCAAAAGAATCAGAAAAATTAAAATCAAATTCTTTACTCATCCCTCTGGATCGATCCTGCGGAGAGAACTCTTCTGTCCCAAAAGATCCGGAGAACCCTTGATCTCTTTTTGAAATAACAGACCCATACCGGACAATAATTTCGTGAGTTTCTATGTCTGACACATTTACTCCTCTGATTGCCATTATTCCTCCGATTGAAGAATCCTCATTCAATCTTTTCACTCCTGCCCACAACCGGATCAGTCTGACATAATCCCTTTCAAAAGATCCATCCTCTGCCGGAGCATCTATTGCTTGAAGGATCTGGATTTTATGTTTTAATTTATGGGATAATTTCATAACCTGCTCACCCTGTAAAGATTCAAGAATGCTCTTGCTTCTGCTGGAGGCTCCGGAGTCAGATTCCTATTTTCCCAAACCCATGTCACCCATAATTTGAGAGCCTCTTTTATTGAAGGAGGAACATTGCTTGCTGCTCCATACCCTGCCTGATATTCAACACAATATCCTGAAATAGATCTGATTGAAGTGGTTGGAATTGAAGCATTTGTTTTCAGGACGATCCTCCCTGGTATTGCTTCTGTTATAACATAATAGTTGTCAGAAGAATAAACTGTTTCAACTCCATCCTCATCAATCGTTTTAAAAGAAGTAACAGAGACGAGTGGAGGAAAGGGAAGTTCAACGACTTCCCTGTTCCACTCTGAAAATAAAATTTTTACTGATCTTTCAACCAGTATCCTGCCGAGCCAAAGTTCACAAGCATCACGGACAGATGAAATAAAAGTTTCAATCAACTCATCCTCATCATTTCCATCTATCCTTGCAAAGTCCTTTACTTCTTGCACAGTGATAGGATTCTCTGCAGGAGTAGAGGTCATTTGAATTATTCTGTCCAGATCCATGTCAACAGTTTTCGGCTCAAGCATCTTTAGTCCTTTTGTTTGAGATTTTTTCTGAATCAACTGCTTTGTTCACAGGAGTTTCAATTTTCTTTTCCTCTTTCTCAACAATCTTCTCAATCTTTTCCTTCACTTTTTCTTTAATCTCTTCTGCTATCTGGACTGCAAATCCTTCTTTCAAGAAGATGTCACAAAGAGATTCAGCAACATCATGGATCTCATCCTTGATATAAGAAAGGATTTTAATACCATCAGGAGACCCATTCACGCTTTTTAAAAACTTGAGTTTCATTTCATCTCCTTATGTAAAAGTGACCGCTGCAGGTGAAGAAATATCCATAACACTCCAGCATCCATCAGAGGTACAAACCAGGTGGATCATTGCCTGTGAATTGGTTGAATTATACATTATGAATCTTGAATTGTCTGTACCCATCCAGGTCACAAGAGAAACTCCTGACATTGAAAAAAGGATATTCCCTGATGCCGTAGTTCCTGCGATTAACTTGATGAAAAGTTCCTGTCCTTTAATTGGACCAGAAGTCAAGTATGCAGATCCTGTGACAAGAGTTGAGGTCATAACTATCGTCACATACTTTTGAGTGTTTGGAATATTAACCCCAAAATTTGCAGAGAGGACGACAGAGGCTCTAACATCATAAGCAAGAACATCTGCTCCATAAACCAACTGTGCTTTTAATTCTGCTCCAGTTACTTTTGTTCCATAA